TTCTTGGTTCCAATAACAACTTTTGGTTCTACTGAAACCTTTCCCTTCATGTCAGCTTCGGCCATATTCGCATACATACGAACATTATTGACCAACTGAATCATTAGGGAAGTTGGAGCACGCTCAACGAAATCGGCTTTTGTGTTACCAATATCGTCAATAAGAACACCATTGGTATATGATCGGAAATTTGACATAAATTTGTCTGCCTCGTTCAAGGTGACAATTCTGTCATCGGAAGCACAGTAATTGTTATAAAGCAACGTTGTTACCATCAAAATGTTGGCAATAGTTGATTTTCCAACTGCTGTACCCCCGAAAACTCCAATCGAATATGGTGCTTCACGCAAACCGCCTTGTACACGAGTCTGACGGAATGTTGCTTGCCATTGACGTAAAACGTCAACTTTTCGACTGAGAATATTCTTCTCAACGACACCCTTACAGGTAGTCTTCAACATTTGTGCTTTCTCAATGCACTGCGCAAGAAGAGCCTCGTAATCATTCTCCGACATATCTTCATATTTCTCGAGATTACCACATTTGGCGTACTCGTGGCAACGAAGACATTTGGAATAAGCTTCTTCAAACTCTTCATTTTCCATGTTACCATACAACAACGGTTTAATAGATCCTCTTTCGAAACAAGCATATCCACCCTCGGCAAAATAGACGATGGTTTCAAATGCTGCATCAATCAGATCAACAGCCGAAGCGTGTTTGGTAAAAGCGCCAATGGAAAACATTTTCATACCTCCAATTCGAAAATCAAGATCAGCAGAATCACATAATCCTAGAGCCAAACAAAGACTCAGGACATGAGAAATCTTCTTAAATCCTTCATTCCGAATTACAAGAGACCAATTCTCCTGGAGGTCTTTCAAAAGTAAAAGCCAGTTAGGTTTTTCCTTGTCCGATTTGACTCCAAACTCTCCAGTTTGCGAATCGAATTCTGCATCCAGTAACTCAGACAAATAGTTAGCTACCGAATTGGCAACTGACTTGTTGTACTCAGTTTTCAAGTACAGAAAAATCGTGGCAAGAAAACCAGAAACAGTTGTACAATCCTTTGCTGCAACAAATAGGGCTCCCAAATTTTCGACACGGCTCAAAAGCTTATCGTCAATCGGGATACCATTAATGTTGGCAAGATTTGTAAATGCTGTGGCAATTGCAGCAGATCCAATCTGCGGAGTGAATTTCTCCTTTGGCATCAATTTCTCCTTTGGTATCTGCTTCTTTTTCCTCCAATTATCCCGCCCATCACGGGATTTATTTTTCGAACGCTCAATGACACGGGCATTTCGGTTCTTATAATACTGAGCTCGGCGATCTTCCTTGGTTGGAATTTCACCGATCTGAGCATCAAACCGATACGAACGAGATAAACCCTGAAACTTCCAAAGAAGTTTATTGGCTCTCTGAATACGAAAAATCCTCCTAAGTGCTATCACGGCTCCTCCAATGAGGCAGCCGCACCAAACAACAATCATTGCCCAAAAAATAGGAACAATTAAGTCCAAATTGTTGCCTCCTAATAGGCACAAATAGGCAATCATCCAGCAAATCATCAACCACGAGGGCGGTGATTCCTGGGCACAAAATGGGGCAAGCCTTTGGCATACTTGCATCTCCCGAACACAATTTCCGTGTTTGCTAGCCTGATAAATGAATGTCATGCTGTGTTCAAGATGAAAGGAAAGTGGTTCCTTGATCAATCGATCAAAAGATCAATCACTTCCATTGAATGTCAAATAAAGTCTCATAAATCGTCTTACGGCAAAAGCCAGGGTTTCTTTGAATACCCCAAACATAGCAATAAAAATATTGACTAAAAATCAAAACAATGTCCTAGAATTTGTCTACACAAAGTAGCAAAAGTGCCTTCATCGGGTGCCAACCCTTAGTACACTTAATTCTTCGTGACTACCGGAACAGATAGTCCAAATCGAGTTTCACTTGACCATTACGTCGGCCCCTGCTAGTAGGGCATGTCTCGAACCGCTTACTCTCGGTGCAAACGCCTTTTCGGCGCAAAGTGATCAATACAAAATCACAATGTAACCAAGTCAGGATTATCAATCCTTAACCGATTACCAAACAGGTCAGTCTTACCTGTACCAAACTGTGTCACATCACTGTGACATAAAATGTGAATCTAAATTCAAGTGCCGCCTTTCGGTCGGTCTCATCAAGAACTAGACGCGCCTTCAAAAGAAGGTACACATCAGTTCGGTAAACATATCATTAGAAATTTGAGGAATATTTCTTCAATGTTACCTATATAAAATTTGTCATTCTTCATACGTCTGTCTTACGTCAGAAATGACTATCCTCATGACAAAAAGAGTCCCACTATCCCAGGGAACGGGTATGATAAAGGTTATATACAATGTAGCTGCTAATGCAGAAGAAGAGAGCGTCGTAACGCTCCAATCCACTACATAACAAGTACACTGGGCGTAGTTAAACGCCAAATACAACAATAACTCCACATGCGCG